TATTTGCAGCTTTGAATGCTCTACTACTTTTATCATAAAGACAAAATGAAATAGCATCAAAGATAGATGATTTACCCTGTGCATTTGGTGCAAACAATCCCATCAATCCGTTTAACTTACTAAAGTCAATTTTATTATCTTCACCATAAGAGAACATATTAGAAAACTCAAATCTAACTGGTTTCCACATAATGTTTCTTAAAGTATCTTCATGTACAATTCTACTATTTACATCTCTGTTAATTTTTTCTAATTCTGCTAAATCTTTTTTATCAACAAATGGCATCATTCTTTCTACATACTCATTGATTAAAGAGTTTTGATAATTGATGTCGGAAATATCTTCAAAGTCTAATTTATTTTGTCTATCTCCTGTTTTCTTTTTTGATAATGAGTCTGTTCTAATAATCGTAAAGTCTTCAACACCATATCTCATTTTGATTTCTGCAATTACTTTTTTAGTATCCGCAGTATCGGTGTTTGACAATCTTACTCTTAAACGAGGATGTTTTGGCATATCGTTTACAACTGGAACTTTACCATTGTCAATATCCATTGTATAATAACCATAATCATTTGGTAAGTCAATTTCTTCGTAAGTCATTGTGTCCAAATCCCATGCTAAAAAACCATGTTTACCTAATGTTTCACCAAAGTTTTGTTGAACCAATGAACCCGCATAAACTACCTTACAACCTTTTGGACTTATCATTTCCTGACGCTTATGAATATCACCCAAAAGTGCTAAATCAAAACCATCAAATATATCCGTTGTAAAATGTCTACTACTTACCACATATCCAATATCAGTTTGTGAATTATCAACAGGTCCGTGGAATAATGCAATCTTTTTATTACCAACTAATTTATCAGCAGTAATCCAATTTTCTTTGTTATCTAAAATTGAAAATACTGAAAAATCAACACCACCAATAGAAAATACCTGTGTATCTTTTAGGTAATGAAAGTCTTTTAATTCCAATGCATCTACAATAGGAGTAAGAACATCCATTCTATCCATATTGTTCATATTACAATCGTGGTTTCCGGTAATAAGAATTGTAGGACAAGTTTTAACACACTCTTTGAATAACCAACTTATTTCATTGACTAATTCTGGACTCATTTCCAATTTAGCATGTGCAATATCACCTGCCAAATATATAATTGCATCCTCGGTTCCTCTTTTACGGATTTCCTCAAACATCAATTCAAATATCTGTCTATACTCTTTGTGTCTTTTCACGTTACGGATATGAACATCCGCAATATGATAAATAGTTTTTAATCTATTCATATTATTACCAATTTCTTTTTTTACGAATTTGTGCTTCTCTCATTTCCATCCACTTTTTTAATTTTGCATCAGAAGTTGGGATATCTGCACCCGTTTTATGTTCATTAAATCACTTCTTTTCAATTTTACCTGCCGAAGCATAACCTACTTTTGTTCTATTTTTCATAGACTATTTATTTTATTTAACAATAATTCTTCCGAAGTAAATTCTTTAGTTTTCTTTAGTTCTTCGTAGAATTTTTCATACCCCATATCGGCGGCATCTTTATCTTTTAGATACATCATTTTTACATGTATCCCATTTTTTCTAAAATACTCTGCAGCTTTTAATGCTTCATTGATTGCATCGTTATCCAATGAAATAATGATATCACTAACACCACTTAAAAATATCTTTTGGACTAATTCTTTTGATGGAAACTTACCCAGTAACGGGATTGCATTTCTTTTGATTGTAATTGCATCAAATACTCCTTCACATAATATGATTGGCTCTTTCCAATTAACCTGTGAGTCTAAACATATTACATTTTTACTGATTGGTGGGTTTTTGTATTTCATTTTCTCTTCTGGATAATAAGAACGAGAAACAAAGTAATTCAATGAACCATCGGAATTATATGATGGAACAATCACTCTTCTTGCATACAATCCTTCTTTACAATACCCTATGTTATATTTGATTATATCCTTTTCAGTAATACCTCTTTGAGTAAGGTAATTGATTGCATGTTTATATTCAGGATTAAACCCTTTAGGAACTTCACTAAGACTAATAAATTCTTTTGGTAGGGAAATGAACACCTTTGTATCGGCGTCTTCTAATTGTGGGTTATAATTGTTATCTCCATAGATTTCTCTGATAATTGAAATAGTCTTTCTATCAACATCCAATTTCTTTAATAATGAGGTCAATTTCTTACCACCACTATTACAAGTCCAACAATGCCACTTTTGAGTTTCAGTATTAACTTGTAGTTTTGGTTTATGATGATTACAAAATGGACAATAAAATGCTAACTCATTCCCCTTTAGAGTGAGATGACTACCCAACACACCGGTTAGAGTAGATACGACTATATTCTTATCATTTTGCTTCAACACCCCCTAAATATACGAAAAATATTTGATATTACCAAATATTTTAAGGTCTATTTTCCTCTAAAAACCAATCTTCCGGTATGAATTTGTCGGCATATTTAAATCCGTTCTTTTCACACCACATTCCATAAGTAGTTTTTGAGTTTTTGCTGATTTTGTTCTTTGAATTGGAAAATACGAAACGAATATCCAAATTAGGGTTTTGTTCCTTAACTAATTGGTGTTTCTTACGGTCTGCAGCAACAAATCTACCTTTTGTTTCTACTCTAATACCATTAGGTAATTTAAAATCGGGATGATAATTGTGAGTTGATGCTGGTATAATATATTCAACCTTTTCGGTTTCATATTCTACCGGTATACCTCTACTTTCTATTTGAGATGATATGGATTCTTCTAAACCAGACTTAAACCCATACTTTTGTGCAACCCATTTAGAGTTATTTCTTTTTTTTGTAACTTTTTTGGCCATTAAAATTATTTATTTTTAGAAGTTGATATGGTATCTGAGTATCTTTTTTCATTTAAACTACCAGCTCTACCAACTTTTAATTTTTCAGCATTCAATACTTTATCGTCTGCCTTTTTAAGGTCATTTGTTGTATATGGAGTTTTTGCATTTTCAAATGCAGTGAATGATATTTTATCTACTCCTAAATCTTTTTGTGAAGATTTGTATAAATCTAAAATTTTTGACATATTTGTTTGTTTTACTTATATAAATATTGATTATGTATCAAAACGGACAATAAAATTCACAGGAATATCAGGTTCCGATTTAATTGGTCTTGGAAGTTTTGCAACTGCAACTAAGTCACAATTATCATCATATAAACCAATTGTAGTTATAAATGGTGTTAAGAATGAACCCGTACTATCCACCGAACCACTTAAATCATAATGTTCAAATCCACCCGATATGGATGAAGTGTATTGTGATGGTATTCTATAATCCAATATTTCACCCGTTTCTAATATAGATTTTTTCTTAATATATTTAGTACCAGGATTAGTTGTAACTCTGTATATTTTATTGTCACTACCTGTTATAAATTCTGTAACTTTTCCAATCTCCACTACTGCTGATGGGTTTTGTGATACATTAAATTCATCTTCATTTGCAATCAATAAATATTCATGTTCATATATTGTCTTTGTTGATTTAAATGATAAATCCCAACCGGTTAATAACAAATCACTCACATTTCTAGTAATAACAACCAAACCTTGTGTATAAAATATATTACCTATCTTTAATTTTACATAAACATCATCTATAAATGGAATATTTTCTATCACCATAACATTGGATTGAATATCAAATGAAATGATATTCATATCATAACTAATACCATTGTAAATCAAATTAAATGTACCAGATTCAATATCAAAATCACCAACAGCTGTTTGAAAAGAAGCATCATACTGAGTATCAATATTATCTGTAAATGTTATTTCATTGTCTTCTAAATTTATTAAAACAATATCAATATAATCTCCTGCAGAGTCTATTAAATTACCCGAAATATCTACATATGTTTTGCCATTATCCGTTAAACTAACTGACCCTTTTTTAATTCCCTCACCGACATATATTTGTGGAATTGAAATAACTTTTGCATTTTCATTTAAAAATCTATCTCTTCCAGTATTTGATGTTTCATATACATTTGTTTTGTCACCAAATCTTAAAAAAGGATTATCTTCCAATCCATTATAAAATTGAGCTTTAAGTTGTCCGTATATTGAATTTTTAGGATAGTGACTCGAAGATATACTTGAAGTTACATTTGCTTCTAATAATGTAATCTCAGTAGATGTTTCATCAAAACTCCACTCTTTATATGCCTTAAATGGCCTAATACTAATATCCGATTTCGGTATTCTTTTTAACATATCGTATATAAATATTCTTTTAATGAAAAACCCCCAAATAAAGGGGGTTTGACATTTTTAATATATTCTCCGATTAGAAGTCTAATTTAACTTTGATTGCAACCTCTTTATCAAATGATTTTTCAATTGGTTTAGAAGTTTTTGCAACTGCTAATAATTCATTTGAGTCATCATAAAGACCAACTGTTGTAATGTAAACTTTAGGGTCTCTTTCGAATGATGAATTAACAAATTGACCAACAGAACCAGTTACGAATGTTGGATTGTTAGAAAAGTTGAACTCTCTATTGTTCGCTCTTACGAAGTAATGAGATGTAGAAACATTCTCAGTTCTTCTAGCTTGGAAATCAGCTCCACTTGCTAATGCTTGTAATAATGCAATTGAACCAGATACTCCAACTGTTACTGAAGCAGATGTTGAATTATTGTGATACACATCTGTAATTGAAGAACTTGCGGCAGATAAGTTTGGATTAACTTTTGCTGCAAGTGCTGCAGGATTCAAAATAATTACACCCATATCAGGATAGAATAATCCCCAACCTTGTCCGTTTGAAGATGTATATGTATTGATTGATGCAGTTAATGCAGAACCAATATTTAATGAACCACTAACTAAGTTATAAACTCTACCTGCAGTTGTTACATTTTCATCCGTTCCACCACTATCATCAATTAAAGTAACTTCTCCTAAAGAACCAACTAATTTTAATGAAACATTACCTGGATCTAATCTTTCTTTGTATCTAGCTCTATTTACATTGATTGCGTAGAAATTTCTCAAGTCATATGCTCCAGCAGTTGAACCACTATATACACTAAAATATGCATCTGCAGAATCTAATAAAACATTCTTATATTGATTATAAGTTGCCTTTGAAGGTAAAGTAGATGAATCAGTTTGTGTTAAAGTTGGTGCACCAAATCCGTCAACATCACCATATGCAATTGAGAATTGAACCTCAGCTGCATCAGACGAAGTTAATGCGTTATATACATCAATATAGTATTTACCACTAACACTTGCAACTTGTGCAGAAGAAGTGTATGTTGCATTTACTGCCAATGAACCGGTATCACCACTCCATATTCCAGAAGTTACGATTTCGGTTCTGTTAGTTACTTTGTCAATTGTGCCAAATTTTTTGTAGATACCATTTGTGATTGTAGTGATATCCGAACTGATTTGTTCACCAGTTCCTAAAAATTGGTTTACGATTCTAACTAATTCGTTAGTATCTACCGGAGTCCCAGCGGTGTTTGCTGCACTCGCCAAGTAATTCGATATATTACTTGCTAAAAGGGCTCCTCTATTGTCTCTTATTACTGCCATAGTATTTTATTATTGAACGTAAGTTACTGTTACTGGAATAGTTTGTGAACCACCCGTTTCGTTACCATAAACTGTAATAGTTGTTTTGATAGTCGAAGTTAAAGATGGGTTTGGAATAAATTTGAAAGTTAAACCTTTAGCGATTGCTGCAGTTGCAGAAATGTCATCACCGATAAATACTGGAACTGAACCAATATCCGATGTAACACCCTCACCTACTATATCACCAGCATTTTTGTTGGATAATACAATTGTATATCCTAAACTTCTATTTCCTGCAGGAGATGTAGTTGGAGATAATGCAACCTCACCACTTCTTTGGTTTACTGAAACATTAGGAACACCAAATTCAACAACCGGAATTCTAGTTGTATTTTTTGGTAAAGTTACTAACTTATACTTCATTACTTGAGTTTCATCAGGATTAGCTTCCAATACAGGCATGTTTTTAATAGCTGCATCGTAGTAAGCTGAACCCAATGGGTGAGCTGGTTCGTAAAGTGTGTAATCAATCTCATCATCTGCTAATGCAAATTGAGTGATGTTTAATCCTTGTCCAGCTGCTAATTTTTCTCTACCTTTTTTTGTTAAGATAGCGTCAACTGTTAATTCGGTATTACTTAAATATCCCATAGTATTGTATTAAATCTTTGTTTATAAATATAATAATTTTCAAATTCCGTTATTCTACTTCCAAAATTGGTTCTGCAGTATTTCTACCTGTTCTATTTACCGTCAATGTATTTGGATTTGAT